TGACCGCTTCATGTATCTCGACATATCGTGACCAGACGCCTTGATGGCAGCCTTAACCCGTCTCATTCCAGAGATTGAATCAATCTTTTTTATCAATCCCTCCAAGCCCTCAATGCGAATACCGATCATTGATTTACCTCCACAACAAACTCCCATCCAACAGAGCAACGACAGCGCGGGTGCGCAGGTGGAAATTGACCATCAGTGATTGGCTTATCATGCTTTGGTCCGCAAATGGGACAAACCAGCTCGTCATTTTTCGTAAACCAATAGGGGATCATCTGTATCCCGCTTTCCTTTTGCAGCTGCTGAACCACCGCCCGCTCACCCTCAACTGCCGCCCGTGTCGTCTCGGTCACAGCAATCATCTCGGCTCTAACCGGTGAGTACCACTTCTCAAGCTCAGCCCGCAATCTACCTATGTTCCAGCTTTCCTCGTAGAACCTTGGTATAACCTCGTTGAGGTGATCGTAGCGGTAAGCGTACATATCCCGTAGTATCTGCTCGGTGTGACGTGCTGACCATCGGGAGGCGGTCTGGTTCACCTGGTCCCAGTTCACGCCAATGTTGATCTCGGCCATCAGGTTCTCGGACTGCTGTAAGAACACGTCGGTCAATATCGGCTCCACGTCCTGCTGAATAACACGCCAGCCGTTTGACCAGTAGTCGTTAGGAACGTTGGCAAGCCTGGGAGGGTCGCCCAGGTAGTCAAGGAGCTTGTTCAGTTCCTTGCGTAAGTCCCGGCCCACAACACGGGCCAGCCTTGCTTCTAACTCGTCACGGTTGACGATGTCCACTAAAAACACTCCTTACACTGCCAGCTCACAACCTTCTGGCCAACTCTGGCGTACATGACCCAATACCCATCCTTGCGCCATCTCAAACGCCCACACTTACAGCACCGCATGGGGATGTGGTCAATCAGCCAATACTTTATGCGCTGCCAAAACTTGGTCACGGATAACCCTTCCATTCCTTCGCCTGCTCAAACACACGCCCAACATCATCAGCATCTGTGATCGCCTCAAGCTGACCTGAGATAGCCGCGTGTAGTCCTTTTGGTATGATGTCGGTTTCAAACTCCCGCAATTCCCGCCCATCTTTAATGCGCTTCTCTGCAAACCGCATCCAGCGGCCCAGCTCCTCATCAAACCTGGAAGGCGGCTGGACCTGCTCATCCCGTTCCTCCTGGTGTGTTTCCAGCATGGACATTTCCTCGTCAGTCAGTTCAATTCCAGCCTTGCGCATCGCAAGCTCAATCGGCATCCCTGCCTGAACGTAATTGAGCAGCAGTTCAGCGCGCTGGTTTTCATCATCCTGGAACAACTCAAGTTCATTGAACGCAAACTCCAGCCGCAGCCCCTCACGTTCCAGTAGCTGCGTGTTCAATACACTCTCGTATTTCCTCGCCCTGGGCATGACCGTATCCTCATAGAAGGACTTGCGATCCTCAACAGCAGTAGCATAGTTCGCCGCCTCGCTATCCATCAACGTCTTAGGTACACCAAAGGCCACCGCCAGGTTATGCTTTGCCTCTGCGTTTATCTCAGGCATTGCAAGGTCTTTCAGATCCGGGGTTAGTTTGGTTGGCGTAATACTGCCAGCCCTTATCCCCAACACCCGAAAGGCGTTCTTAATTGCCGTTGCTGACTTTTGGAACCAGCTTTCGACCCGCTTTATTTCGCCCTTGTCCGTGCTGTCAATGCCCAGCAGGGTAACGGGCATCGCACCGCCCTCAAAATACATCTCAGGGAACTTTGACAGGGCAAACAGTAACTTTGCATCCATGTTCCCAGCTTTGCCTGCGCTGATCCCTGGCAGAATATCTTGGGCCGGATCGTACTCCGCAAAGTAGACCATTTCATAAACGCCGGTATAGATGTTGTTTTCCCAAGTTGCTCCGCTGGCGTTCTGTTTGATTGTAATAACGCCATCCTTGTATTTCACATCCATATCAAACGGGTTGCGATAAACAACGTCCTTTTGATAGCCGCTGTCATTACCAACAATTTCCCCATAAGCCCCACCGGACAGCAAGGCCCCAGCCTCCCATTTCCAGAGAAGCTCGGTCAGCTTGGTGGGGTAGGGCCAGTCCTGTTCCTCCTGCTTATCATCATCCTGGAGGTTGTAAATCTTGATCGGTACACTTGCTAATGTGTCGCATCTGATCTGCACCAGCCGGAACAGGTAGGGGACTTTTTTGTAAAGCGTGGCGTTGTCATCCGGTACGCCATCGCTGGAGATAACGTCATACCAGCCTGGAATGTCGGTAATAGCTTTATAATTTCGTGTCATAATTTCTCCTATGCGCCAAAAAGAATGACGCCTCGGCTGTTTGCAATCCCATCCCATGCAATAGCCAAACTCATCACGGTATCATCATGCATCCCGTCAGGTGCTGAATACCGGAAGGAACCGGAGGCGGTACGTTTGCTCTCAAAAGACAGTAGTTCGCCAATCAAAACGGGGTCATCCAGTATCTTAATGTTTCCATGTTCAAATGCCGATTGCAGCCCCTGAATGATGTTCTGCTTTGTGGCGTTGGTGGTAGTGAAGGGAACCACACCAAGACCACGTTCCACCATGTGGTCAATCACAGGCCGTCCAATACTGTTGGCCTCAATAATCATCGTGTCCAGGTGCCACTTCTCATAAACCGCCGCCAGTCTGTCAATCAATACCGGATAGTCCACCCGATTGAAGCGATCCATGTAAACCATTTCCTTGCTCTCAACATCCATAACACTTACAACCGTGTAGTCCACACTCGCCGCAACGTCCACACCGGCAATATACTGGCGGTCAGGCTCAGGCCCCTCAAGCGCATCCATCACCGCCGCATCCTGCACCCTGCGGAATACACCGCCCTGATCGTCAATAAACTCTGCCAGATACTCTTGCCGAAAGATGATCTCCGGCAATACCCCTTTGGCGGTTTCAATCTCTTGCTTTGGCATCAGGGGATTGTCGCTGGTCGGGTAGGTGAAGGACTGCCAGTCATCCTCGCCCCTTTGCCCTAATTGATATAATTCCCAAAACCAATTGCGGCCCCTAGGGGTAGAAAAGAATAACGCCCGGCCCTCCCGATCTGTTAACGTGGGACGTATAGCGTGCGTCCAGGCTTCCCGCTTGGTGTAGGCCGCCTCGTCAAATACTGCCAGGTCAAGGCTCTCACCCCTCAGCTTGTCCGGGTCCTCGGCCGATCTGATCCCAATTGTGCCACCGCCTGGGAACGTAAGCCGGCGATCCGCAAGCCGAATATCAACACCGGGTAACTGCATCGCTGTTTTCACCATAGGCCGCCAGCCCACCTCTGCCATCTTATAGGTCGGGGCAATCCACCAAGCCCGACCGCCTTTGATCGCAACCTCAAAACACTCAAGTCCGCCCAGATAGGTCTTGCCAAACCTACGCCCACAAGCCACAACCCTGAAGCGTGAAGGGCAGTCGTGGATCTCGCTTTGTGACCAGGTAAGGTTTGCATTAATCCTCATCCGCTATTCGCTTCGGTATCGGTTCGCCGAACACAATGTCGATCTCTCCGCTGTGCTCCGTTTTCTGGTCGATCTTTTGGGTGGGCATGAAATCAGGGTCGATCACCTGTAACCACCACTTTGACATCTGCAAATCGCCGCCTTGAATGGACTTGATGATGTTGTGCTTCGCCTTGTCCGTGATTTTGTTACGCTCGGCTTCCCAAGCCTCAGCAACGGTAACATAATCCTCAAGGTATCGTTTGGCGGTATGCCAGCCACAGCCGACCTTATCCGCAAGCGCGCTAATAATGCCACCCGTACCAGGGATCGCATCAATGAACTGCTTTGCGGTAAATTGTCGCCTGTTAGCCATACCTACCCTTCTGATTAAATTCGCGTATTATTCCACCAACACCGGCTCGCCGCCGGTAACGTCTACCCACCTTTGGATTGCCACCGCAACGTAAGCTGGACTGATTTCAACAGCCCTGCATTTGCGGTTCAGGCGTTCACAGGCGATGAGGGTCGTGCCACTGCCGCTAAAAGGCTCCAGAACAACATCGTCAATTTCAGAATTGTTTTTTAGCATTATTTCAACAAGCTCTATCGGTTTCATTGTTGGGTGTTCTTCTGAAGACTTTGGTCTATCCACAAACATACAGCTGGATTGTTTCCGGTCACCATGCCAATGATGCGCTCCGTCTGGCTTCCAACCGTAGAGTATATTTTCGTGTTGGAAGTGATAATCGGCTCTCGACAATACAATCTGGTCTTTCACCCATACAAGACCCCATCGAAACTCAAAGCCGCTGTCTGTAAAGGCTGCAATCAATCGCGGGAGCAGCGTGCCCGCCGGGCACGCTGCGTATATCGCCGCTCCCGCGATTGTATAATCAGCGCAAATCCTAAAACAAGACCTAA